TATCCAACGTGTCTCTTCTGTTTCTCTAGCATCAGAAGCTTTCTTGTAATGTTTTTGTACAAGTCCTACAATGCTTCCTGCAAGGGGATCACTATAAGTATCTTCTTTTATATCTTCTAAAGAGTTCGCCTCTTCAGAGTCCATTGCCATGCTTTCTTCAAATTCGTCCATAGTATTTCCTTAATAACCAAACGTTGGGTCGCTTGCTTGAAACCCTGATTTTTGTGTTGCAGGGTCAAAGTCAAATAAACTGCTTCGTGGTCTTGTCATAACCCCATACCTAATTGCATCATACAGGTGATCTTCTGAGTGTGTGTCTACGTCTTCAGGGTTGTTCTTATCCAAAGGTAGTGCTGGCATTTGTGATATAGTACTAGTGCAAGTATTAAAGAATACTAACCTTGGCTCTTCAGTAAATTCATCTACCTGTAATCGTCTGTGTATTTCGTTCTTACCTGCTACCCTTGAACCTCTGGACCTGTCAGCAGGTCTCCACCTGCAACCTCTCATAATCATTTGTTCAGCTAGACTTGGGCCAGTATCCCCACGTTTATGCCAGAGAGATGAGTCAAGTACTCCGTAACGTATTTTCTCTCCGTCTTCTGCTTCTAGTATCATATCAGCTAGATCAGTAGCTATAACCTTTGAGCAATACATTTCTCGGTAAACTATAAGTTGTTCATCAGGAGATACTGCAAACCAAACAACTCCTGAGTAAGAACCATATCCGTAGTCACATGCTCTAAACTTTGACCAGCTTCTAGGTATATCAAAGGGTTCTACTACGTGTATCTGTCTGTTCCACTCAGGAAAAGCAGCACCCTCATTTACATCCCAGTTACCTTCTAGTAGTTGCTTACGTTGATGTTCTGGTAGTGATAGTAGGTTAGCTTCATATAGACCATCATCAGATAGATACGGGTTATCAAATAGAGTAGCAGGAATAAATCTACGTTTAAATAGTGGCTCACCTTCTTTTGAGTGACCTCTGGGCCAAGCAATGCGTTCCCCTGTCTCAGGGTCAGTAGCATCAAAGCTAGTATTATGAGGTGCTGGGTCTACAAAAGTTTTTTTAACCCATTGATGACCAGCTCCGCCGGGGTTGGTAGTAGCTCTTTGGTATAACTGTAAGTTACTGTTTTTAGTAGTACGTAATCTTGACCTCATATAGTTCCAAGGATAAGGGCTAGGCCATTGTGTAAGTTCGTCAAAACCAATCCAATTAAAAGCTTGTCCTTGATATCTTTGTACATCATCATCTCTGTCTAAGTATGAAAGCCAAAGAGTAGCACCGCTTGGAGCTACCCACGTTTTATCTCTTTCCATAAACTTAATACCGGGGATTGCTTTGGGATAGAGTTGTTTGGATACTGAGATAAGTTCCCTGAGTTCTTCTGTGCTTCTTCGTACAAGTAACATAGAAGATAAAGGATTATTAAAATACCTAACAGGATCGGCCAACATAGCAAAAGACTTACCACCACCAGCCGCTCCACCGTATAGTACCTCCTGTTCTGATGCTGAAAGAAAATCTGTCTGAGGGCCGGGATTAGGCTGAAAGATTATCTCTTGAGCTTTTTCAACCTCTATCGGCTGTGGCTTCGGCACTACGGGTGTAGTTGTACTCTCTGGCGCCGATACGGTTTCTTTCAAGGGTTTCCGCTTTTGCCGCCGCTTCTTTGTAGCGTTCAGCGTAATAGCGTTGCGTTGAAGCTTCTGCTTTACGTTGTCGTTCAAGTTTAACTCTTTTCATTAGACCCACATGAGAGATGTATCTACCTGACTTCTCACTCAACCAATTAGCTACATCTCTATAGCTATATTGTTTTAGATACTTCTTAGCTTCTTCTAAAGCTTCTAACTCTTCTGGTATTGGTAGTAGTATATCACCATCATCAGGATCTTGTCTATAACCAAATGGTACAATCCTGCCTACCCTAACGACAGAAAGCCATTCGTATTCATCATTAACCAATTCTGGTTTAGGTAACTTCCAAGTTTTATTAATCTTCATTGTTTTTAGGAGGTAAAATAAATACAGGGTTTTCAGCTTTAACTTCTACTTTTTCAGTTTTTACAAAACCAGCACGGTCTAAAAAGTCTTTAGCTGCAGCCATCTTTTCTTTATTGCCAAGGTCTGTAGGGTTAGTCATAACTTGCATCATAGAGTATGCAGCTTTACTACCAGCGGTGGCAATAAACTTTTTAGTGAGTTCAGTAATTTCATCCTGTAGTACCGCAGTAATAGTTGTAGAGGATACAGTATCAGCATAACCTGCAAGACGTTTAGCCCTTACAGGATCACCTTGTGCTTGTTCAAACAGTACATCAAGGAATAACTGTTGTTTTTCTGTAAGTTTTCTCATGCACACTCACACTTTTTACAGGGGCAATCACGATTAAGTAAAGCACACCATATACGTTTTACGTAACTAATCATGTTATTCTCCTATGTTGTTTTACTTTTTTTGCAACTTTTTTAGGTTGAGCCACAAACTGTTTGCCCTTAGCCTTGCCTTTTCGTTTGGCGCGGGTTGTAGCAGCATACTCAGAATCACTAAGAGACTTAATAGCTTTAGCAGGTAGGTATCTTTCACCTGTAGCCTTTGGTCCTTGGGTGGAGGGCTTACCACTTTTAGTCCTCCACTTTTGTTTAGTCCAAGACTTCAAACTTTTTTGAGACTTTGCTAATGCCATCAGGTAATTTTTACTAACTTATAACCTTTAGCTTTAGCTGCAGAACGAATTTGAGCAAGAGCCATAGTAGGTTTCTTAGCTGACCCACCTTTAGCATAACCTTTTTTCTTCATCATGCCGCCCTTGTTCATTTTACCTTTACCATCCATAGCAAAGGAAGGAACCATTTTGCCGGTTTTTGGGTTTTTAGACATTGGCATACCACCTTTAGCATAACCTTTTTTCTTCATAGCACCTCCACGTGCCATACCTTTTTTCTTCATACCACCTTTAGCATAACCTTTTTTCTTCATAGCCATTATATTATTCCTCTTTATAAAGATTGTTAAATACTCTGTCTGTATCCCAGACATAAGATGTTTCTTGTTTAGAATGAAACACGTTTTGATTAGGTTTAAAGTCAGGCGCCCCTTGTCCTGTTTCAAACCAAGCTGGATGAGTTACCCTCACTCTGTTATTAGGTAACGCAACGATGTTACCTGTATATTCTCCTGCATCTAACAGCTCTAAAACATGAGACTGTTTATGTTGTGCAGGGTCATCTGCAACTTCACTGTCTGTATAATCTACAGTGAAGTAATACTTAGCAGGGTAAAACTCCCCGTCAACTTTAGCAATCCATGGCGCTGGGCTTGCACGTTCTAGTTTATAAACTGCGTGGTTATGTGACATACAATCCCAAGGTTGAGCAAGGTATGGTGGTAATTGTTCAGGCCAATCTTCTAGTGGTGTATCCGCTACTAATGCGGTGAGAGGCATTCTAGCCCACATAGCACCGCCATGTACATTTTCAGTGTCATCAAAGTCTGACTCACAACCAGTAAAAATAACTTGAAAACTTAGTGTTCTGTTTGGCAGAGTAGTTACACCAATCACCATACAGTGTAAAAAATCTCCGTGGTATTCTTCCATATTTTTTGTGTACTCTCTACGTACCCAAGCTTTAAAATATGGTATGCTACTTGTTAGATGAGGCATTCTCTTTTCTTAACCTTTCTTTTGCTTTCTTAGCAACTGCAACAACTGCTTTCTTACCCATAACTTTAGCACGTTGTTCCATAACTGTCAAGATTTGTATTTTTCTTGCAAAAGATTTACCTGATCTTCTTACTCTTATAACTGTAGCTTCTGCTTCTTTTACTGTACCAAACTTAATTGGCACAGTATCTTTTGGATTCTCGTCGGTGTATAACCTACGACCAGACCCTTTAGGTTTTTTACCTGTTCCTAGCTTTGGGTCTTTTTGTTTTGCCATTACCTGCTATGCCCTTTAAAGTTTTAGCTTGACCAGCATGTAATTTAGATGCCTTATTTAAGCCTTTAATAACTTTTTTAACTTTAGATTTATTTTGTTTTGTTAGTGCCATTACGATTTATAACCTCCACCTGCTGATTTATAAGCTTTAGCAAGCATCTGTGCTTTACGTGCTGACCATTGACCCGGCGCTCCACCTTTACCACCCGCTTTGATACGACTAAACTGTTTCTTTCTCATGCCCGGTTTAGTGTAATTACCTGCTTTGTTTACCGTAGAACCACCTTTAGAGAACCCCATTTTATTTTTAAGATTATTTGTTTGTGACTTAATCATGCCACCTAAGTTAAACGTCATAACGTTTTTCTTAGCTGCAGGTTCTCTTACAATGACAGAATCTTTAGCTGGATAATTTGCTGATACGTTAGTATTAACAGTTCCGGGAGTAGGTTGCATACCACCTTTTTTATACATTGCCATTTTATTACATCCCCCCTAAATCTAATAGTTTTTTAGGTATAGTAACTTTATTT